GTTGGGTCATTTAGATATTTCCAATCAGATTTGTAGAAATCATAACCTCTACGGAATCCTGTGAAACCTAAATTAAGAGCCATATTCACATCATTATCGAATAAACCATAAGATGCAGCACCTGAAGCAGAAGTTCCATTGTACCCGTTCAAAGTAGCCAACATATTGTCAATGTCGAAACTTAAACCTCTATTTACGAAAACAACGTTTTCTTCAATAGCTCCTTGTTTGTCCAAACGAGAAACGATAGAATCCCAATCAGATAAAGAAGTTGGTGTACCACCACCCCATACGTTACCTCTGTTGTTTACAACATAGAAGATACCTTGAGACCCGATGTAACCTGCTGTTTGAGCACCACCACCTGTAGCGGCAGGAACTGCTTCAATCATTGCAGTTTCGATGTAGTCTTCAAAACGTAAACGAGTTTCGTGCTCTGATTTCAAATACCACAAGTAACCTGTAGCACCGTTCTCAGTAGTAACTTCAACCCATCCGATTTGAGCCATATCAGACCCATTAACCGCATATTTATCTTTTAAGATAATAGGGTTGTTGCTGTAGATGTCATCTTCAGCTTCCAAAGAACCAACCATTCCGTTAGTACCTTTTTTGAACTCAGAACCATAAATGAATACAGTACAAGCAGTAGATACAGCAAAAGATTGTCCTGTTGCCTCGTAGTAAGCTACTGTGAAAGTAGTTGCTGAAGGAACCGCAGTAACGATTGCTTTGTTGAAAACACCTGATGCATTGTTTTGAATCATTAATGTTTGTCCAACTCTAATTGCGATGTAAGTAACACCTGAATCAGCTACCGTAAAAGTTGCTGTGTTAGCGTTAATTGCTCCCGCAGAAGTACAGCTTGTGTACTTAATGTGAAGACGACCTTGTTCTGCCCATTTGATTTGGTCAGAGTTAGAAGGCATCTCTGCACCTACCATTCTCAAGAATGATGCGATGGTTCTATTACCATAACGCTCGAACTCTTTTTCGTAAGTATCAGGAAGATACTGATTCAAAAAGTTAAAGTTGGTAATATAGTTTGTCTGTAACGCTACTTGCTCCGCTGACGGTTGTAATGCATAAGTAGGCGTTCCTAATAAGCCATTTGCCATTTTAATTAATTTTTAATTGTTTTTAAACTCTTTTTATACTGCGAATTTTTAGACCTTTACCCGAATCAGGATTTATCGCTTTTACCTGCATTCCATCCGTTGATTTTGTAACTTGAGGAACTCTGTTTTCAGACATTTGAATATTTTTAATGCCTTTCATAGTACCCTCTGTCGCATCTGCTTGCCCTTGTTCATAAAAGAACTTTGCAAACCTCTCAGGATTCATAGCTACAGCTAATGACCTATGATAACCTGACGCATCTTTAATCAACCCTTGCTCATCTAAAAACTTGTTAATAAAGTTTGCAGGTGTGGCTTGAGCTTTCTTAAGTTCGTTGGCATCTCCGGGATTGAAAGTGATTCGTTTATCATTAACATTGAACTCAAAACCTTTGAACTCTCCGCTAAATACTTCATCAGACTTTTGGTTAAACCAACTTCTTTTTCTTTCATTCTCTTCTTCAACAGTCTTCGCTTGCTTAGTATATTGCTTATAGCTTTCATAAATTTCTTTTTCCTCATCAGGAACAAATGCGGTACTTGACTCAAGTGGCACTTTATACTGTTCTTTTTGATTATTAAAAAATTTCTTTGCTTCAGCAACAGCCTTTTTAGTTGTAATCTTAATTCTTTTAATATGCGTATCATCATCGATGTCTTCATCGTAACGATAATCATCCATCAAAGAATCAATATCATCTTCATCAAGCCCCTCTTGAGTAGCTGATAAATAATTTTTAAGTAACTTTTCAGGTTCCATAGAATCAAAATCTTTTTTAAGACTTAAAAAATCCTCGAACCCCCTTCCGGTTTCTTTTTTATATTTCATATAAGCAGCCACATCTTCAGGTAAAGCCTCAGCTTCCTGTCTCTCTGACATTAACTCATCAAATGAATTAATTTTCTTATTATATCTTTTTCCAATATATGAAAGAACTTGGTCATCATCTAACTCAGGAGCTTTATATTCTTCTTGAACTTGAACAGATTCTTGAACTTGAATAGGTTCTTCAATTTGAATTTGAATAGGCTCTTTACCTTGTTCTCTAACATCTTGAAATTGTTGCTCGTGTTTATCAAGTAATTCTTGTTCAACTTGAGCAGTACCTTTTTCTTCTATACCATCTAATACTCTGACTTTCATTTCCATTTGATTTGATTTTAATTTGATTTAATTTTTTACAAAGCTATACAATTTTTTTGACATTATTAACGTGGCTCAAATTCAGATAAATCAAAGCCATCTAAACTATCTTCGTTTGATTCAAAATTCAATGGTGGAAGGTTGTTTTTACGTTGGTCTATTAATTTCGATTGCTCTGTATTTTGTTGACTAATACGCTTAGCCTTAGCTACTTCTCTATCTTGCTCACGTTTATCTAACGTACCCATTTCCATTCCGTGAAGCTTCTCGTTATACATAAACTCTTCAGCCATTAAATGTGATTTTAACTCAGCTTGAACTTGCATAATCTTAATATCATACTCAGCCTCCATCTGTTTTAACTGCATTTTTGTCTGCAATTCAGCTTGCATTTTCTGTATAGCAGTCTGTCCTGCCATTTGTTGAGATTGTAATTGCTGCTGAGCCATCATAGCTTGTTTTTGCATTTCCATTTTTTCTTCTCTATCTTGCTTCTTAACTCTTTTTTGTTTTAACAATTGATTTGCAAGTTTAAGATTTCTGATTTCACGAATATCAATAGCGTCTTCAAGATTAATATCTCCTTTAGATAAAGCCATTTGAATGTTTCCTTCAAGTTGTGCTTTTTGCTCTTCGTCAGGCGCAACTTCAATAAATATACCAAAGTCATAAATATAAAGGTCTGCTATATCTTTCAATATAGAAACATTATATTTACCTATCTGATTAATAAATTCATCTTTAAAATCAGAGTATTCTAAAATATCTCCAATTCTATAAGTCAATGCTTCTGCCATTGAACGATAAATATATAAACCACCCTCAAGTATATGACGAGTAGCTGTGTTTGAATTTAAAGCTGCTAACTTCTGTAATCCAACTAATGAATTAGGGTCAGGAGTCGAGCCATCTCTTGCTTCATTAAGTCCTGTTACAGTTCTAATCATATCCATATAGTGATTATAATTAGCTATAAGCATTTGTGTCTTACCTGTTCCTGCATTAGAACTTAATTGAGTAATAGGTATTTTAGCATTATTAAAATCCCCATCCCCTGTAAAACTTCTACCGATAACAGAACCTGTTTGGAAGTATAGTCTTAGAGCATCTTCAGGATTATATGCTGCTCCATTGCCTAAGTCAACTTCATTAAGCCCGTCTGCATCAATAAACACACCATCAGGTACAACACGATTAATTACTTGTTGCAGTTTTAAATGCGTAATTTGAATAAGGTCAGCAAAAGGTATCATTCTACGAACTGTAGATTCAATAGCTCCTTTATACATACGAGGTGCTGATGCGATGTAATTTGGCAATGCGTGTTGAGTAGCTGATTTTGGTCTTACCATATTCTCAGACAATCTCCATTGTAAAAGTATATTAGTTCCCATAACCATAATTCCTTCGTACCAAACATCGATAGTCTTTTCAATCTTTTCAAAATTACCTTCTTCCATCATCTCGCTTGGAGGATTGAAAGTATCGTCTTTTGCTATAAGTCGAGAGCCACCATTATCAAGTATCTTTTTCTTGTAAACTATTTTCTTAGTAGTCTTGTAGTTAAAATACATTAATGTACAAGTATCTCTTGAGAATACACTATTCTCATAAAATTGAGCTACATTAAAATAATCATACCAACCTTGACTATATTGAGTAATTTCTTGTAAATCGTCTTTTGTAAGATTTTGGTCAATCTTCATTAATTCAGTAATCGCCATAGTTTTGATTTCTCCCCAATAGAAACAATCTCTAAAGTAAGGGTCTTCAGTATAACTATATACTACATTTGCAGGGTCAACATAAGAAATCTTAACTCCTGTTCCTTGAAGAAACTCGTGCTTTGCTATAGATATACCGAGAACAGTGGCATCATAATCAAGTCTTTTACGAATATCATCGTAATGATTTTCATCAAACATTGTATTTATGGCAGTCTCTTCAGCAATCTCAATTGCAGGTTTATAATTAAGCTGCATATACAATGATAATTCTTCATCTGTTTCAGGAAGTTTATCAGGGTCCATTGTAAAGGCATTAACTCCCGACTTTTCTTTTATGATTTTTAATTCAGGTTTTGCAAGCATTTGACCTTCAATTGAATCTTGATACTTACTTCTTTTAGATTGAGACATAGCGTCTTGCGCATATACCTTAACTTTAAATAATCTATCAGACATTCCATTAACAACAATGTCAACGAACTTAGGGATAACAGGAACCGGAGTCCAATCTAAATTTAGATATGATAAATCTCCATCAATAGCCAATTCATTTTTATATTTAGCAACTGATTGCTCTCCTCTTGCATAAAGTCTAAGTCTGTGAAATTCTTTCCATTGACCATAATATCTACAATTATTTCCATCCTTTCTAAACCATTCGTAAGAAATTGCATTTCCCACTAACAAACCAAACTCCTGAGATGCTTTTTCTGTATCAGTAGCTAATTGGCTTGGGAAAGAAGCTGCCTTTATGTCTATTACTATATTCTTCATATTTTATATGTGTTTCCAAGTTTTTCTATTAACAATACATAGTATGTTAGTTTTAGATACATTAAAAATTTTACATAATTTTCTTGAACTAATTTTTTTATTATGTAACGTTCTAATTTCTAAAACATCTGAATCAGTTAATTTTGAAGATAAACTATTTTCTCCTCTATTAGCAGACTCTTTCATTTTTTCTTTTGTTTCTTCAGATGCTTTCTTACCCCAATTAATATTCTTTTCTCCTAATTGAGCTTCAGACATTTTCTTTTTTGTTTCTTCAGAAACTTTTTTTCCTTTATGAAATTTAGATATTGTATTTCTATGTTCTTCCGATATGATTTTTCCTATATTCGGAATGCTCATTTTTATTTTAGCTTCTTCTGTATGCTTTATTCCCAATACTCCATCTCCTCCTAAAGTAATATTACATAATGTTCCGCCATCTATTTTTCTTTTATGTAAGGATATAAATTCAATTTCCTTTTGTTTAGCATATTCATATTCTATTTCATCAAATAAAATTTCTACTTCATAATCAGTTTTACCAATTATATTATTCCAATGAATATTTCTATGCGTTTTAGAATATGCTCTTTTAATATCTTTTGCTATTCCTATATAAAATGGAACATTTAAGTCTTTTCTTATGTGCCTATATACGTATGCCATTATTTAATTAATTGACTTGTTGAACCATCATTAGAATACCTTGCGAAGTTAATACTTATTTTTGAATCTTTTTTCTCCGGCATATATAAATGCTTCTGATTAGCCATAATAGCTAATCCTGAGCTAATAGATGCATCGAATTTGGTTCTATCGTTAATATCAAACTTTGCCCAATCTTCTAATGTTCTTGTAAACGGCATTGTGCCCATAGCATCACTATCTCTATAGTCTCCTGTGAAATCTATACCCACATATTTCTCTATGTAAGATTCAATTGCAGAAGCGTGAGATTGTTTAACATCTTCAGAAGAGTTAGGTATCCCTCCAAGTTCTCGTTCTGTTTTTGATAATTTGTTATATTGCTTGTCGGGTCTATTAAGACAATACTGTCTGTACCCTCTATTTTTAAAATGATACAATAATCGAGGTTTATTGTTTTCAATTAGAATTGGCATACCATAGAACACACACGCCATCAAGACCTCCTCAAAGAATATCTCCGCAGTTTGTGGTCTTGCAATATATTCTAAGAAAAATTCATTTGAAGGAGCGTCATCCATATTAAATTTAGTAAGTCCGTGTAAAGAACCATTTGAACCTCTACCTCCAACTACTGCTGATATATCATAACTATCGCAACCAAATGACCCAATGTGTTCATTGCCGGGGCATTTCATTCCATTTCTTGAGTGTACGTTATTTTGTAAGTGTTTTGCAGGAGTCCAACTAACTCTAAACCTTCCCCTTGTATCAGGAGTAAATATAACAGTAGTATCTTTCATACCATCTTTCCAATGAAATGAACCACGAGTAATATAATGTTCTTTTATCAAACTATCATTGTA